AACAGTCCTTATCAGCCGACGGGCTACGGAATGCAGATTGGCATTTTGCTCGATTACTTAGTAAAGCATGGGGTCAATGCAGCTCATCAATCAAACTGGGGACTAGAAGGGAGCAACTCCACTTACAAGACTGCTTTTGGCGAAATCCCTCACTATGCAAGAGGCTATGAGCCAATGTCACAAGACGCCCTTGCAATCGCTCATAAAATGCAGGTGCAGAAAAAAGATTACAAAGATTACATTCTGACGCTTGGAGATGTTTGGACTCTAAAGCCAGAAGCATGGCCTAGCGAGGAGTTCCCACGAATCCTGTCTTGGGTTCCACTAGACCACATTTCAATGCCACCTGCGGTAAAGCGTTGGCTACTAAAAGACAATGTCACGCCTATTGCGATGGCCCCATTTGGACTAGAGCAACTAGGAGAAAACGGCATTGAGGGACACTACATTCCACACTCGATAGACACAGTTTCTACTTTCAAGCCAACTGACAAAATTGGTAAACAAGATGCTAGAGAGTTCTTAGGACTAAAAGACACAGACTTCCTAATCATCATGAACTCCGCCAACAAAGCAAACAAATCAATCCATCGAAAAGCTTTCGCCGAGGCCCTTATGGCCTTCGGGGTATTCAAACAAAAAGTCCCCAATGCTTATCTGTACATACATACCGAACCAAAAGGCGTGTATGGCGGTTTTGACTTACCTAAATTAGCTGCTGCTTGTGGTGTACCAATGGACGCTGTTATCTTCCCTGACGCTGTGGATTACCGACTAGGACTTGATCCGAAAGACTTAGCTGGCTTCTACACAACTGCCGATGTTGCTCTGCAACTGTCGCTAGGCGGTGGGTTCGAAATTCCAATCGTCGAAGCTCAGGCCTGTGGTACGAGAGTTATCGCTACCGACTGGACTGGCCCTAGAGACCTAGTGGCAGAAGACGGCTTCAAGGTGTCAGGACAGTTGTTCTGGGATGAGGCTCAGTCAGCTTGGTGGAAAACCCCATCTATTGCCTCAATCGTTACTCAGTTAGAGAACGCCTATGAGGTTTGGAAGGCAGAGGGTAGCCACTCAGAAACAGCGAGGAAATTTGCACAAAACTTTGACTCAGCTAAGGTTTGGAATCAGTATTGGCTACCATTCCTAAAGGGCCTAGTTTGATTGAGGTCTTAGGGTTTCCCACTCTTAGCAGGTTTGACCTAGCTGAGCAGCTATTGGCTTCTATTGACTACCCTGTCTCAGACTTGGTGATAATCAATAATTCAGGCAAGAAAAGCTGGACACCGACCAAGCCAGAGCAAGTAAAAAACCTGTGGCACATTGAAGTCCCTTATGGGCTTGGCTTGCAAGGTGCGTGGAACTTAGTAATCAAATCAACCCCTTACGCACCACGCTGGCTATTGGTAAATGATGACTGTCGGTTTGAACCCGGTGCGCTAGAAGTTATAGACAGGGAAGCAAAGCCTGATGCCGTAACCTTTACTGACTGCGCTCCTGTTTGGTCAGCGGTTGTATTGGGCGAGGAAGTTGTCAAGAGAGTGGGATTGTTTGACGAGGCTTTTTATCCCCTGTATTACTGCGACAATGACTATGAGCGTAGAGCCGACCACGCAGGTATAAACAAAATAAATATCCCTGCCAAGGTGCATCATCACAATTCTGCAACCAAGTATCACAATAACGAGGTTCGCAATGAATACACCTACCACCGGAACGGCAACCTGTTACAGGAAAAAAGAGATAGCAATGATTACAGCGTTAGAGGCTGGAGTCTAAACAGACGGCGAGACCACCGATGGGACTAACTGTCTATACAGGTGGAACTTTTGACCTGTTTCATTCTGGGCATGTCAATTTCCTGAAAAAATGCTCAGAGCTAGGCAGGGTAGTAGTTAGCCTAAATACAGACGAGTTTATTGAGGACTACAAGGGCAAAGCCCCTATCGCCTGCTATCACGAGCGAGAGGCTGTTTTATTAGCCTGTCGCTATGTTGATGAGGTAATGCCCAACATTGGCGGTGCAGATAGCAAACTAGCTATCGAGATGGCCCTGCCTGACATTGTGGCTATTGGATCAGACTGGGCAAGGCGTGACTACTACGCACAAATGGGGTTCGACCAAGACTGGCTAGACGAGCGTGGAGTCTCTTTGCTTTACATTCCCTACACTCAAGGCATCAGCACCACAAAACTAAAGGCAAGAGTTCGAGGGCTAGAATAGAGTGAGGAGAACTCATGGCAATTTCTAACGGATACGCAACCCTTCAACAAGTCAAAGCAGCTATCGGAATCCAAGACGGATTTGATGACTCGCTACTAGAGATGGCTATTGAATCAGCCTCTCGCCAGATTGACTCTTACACCGAGCGTTACTTTTACAACGCTGGAACTGCAACAAAGATTTTTGCACCTATTGACAACTGGGTATGCCCAACCGAGGACTTTATTACCCTGTCCCAAGTGCAGACCTCTGAAGATGGCGAAAGCTTTGACACTACTTGGGAAAGAGCCGACTGGCAGGAAGAACCGCTAAATGGTCGAGCAGGCGGATTGGTTACAGCTTTTACGCAGATTAGAGCTATCGAGGATTACCTATTTCCTTACCGCAATGGCGAGGCAACAGTTCGCATTACTGGCACTTGGGGCTGGTCTGCCGTACCTATTGCAATCACTCAGGCAACCGTCATTCTTGCCTCCAGAATCTTCAAGCGACTCGACTCGCCTTTGGGCATCATCTCGGGCGAGCTAGGTTCCATGAGAATTGGCTTCCGCCTTGACCCAGATGTTCAGCACCTTATTGACCCTTACCGCAGAATTGCAATGGCGTAATGGCAAACATTACAGAACTGCGTGAAGCCCTAGCAGCTAATCTTGCGACAATCCCCGGTCTAAGAACTGCTGCAACAATTCCCGACAACCCAAGCCCACCTATTGCGATTGTGCAACTCAACCGAGTGCAGTATCACCAAGACTTCAAGCGTGGCATGACTGAGTATGACTTTTCGGTGCAGGTTATTGTGGGCAGAGTAGATGAAAGAACTGCCCAGCGCAGACTTGACGCTTACTGCTCAAGCGATGGAGAATCAGCTATTGGGCTTGCGATAGAATCAGATAGGACACTAGGCGGAAAGGCCTTTGACTGCATAGTGACCGAAATGACGAACTATGGCTCGGTTCTGATTTCAGATGTAACTTATCTGGCAGCCGAGTTCAGTGTTCGTGTGTTAGCTAACTAATTAGGAGAAAAATAAATGCCAAAGCAAGTCCTGACGGATGTTGTTGTTCAGCTAAATGGAACAGCAATTTCTCAGAATGTAAACAGCGTAGAACTAACCACAACCTCTGATGCGATTGAGACGACCAGCTTCGGAGATCAGGGCTGGAGAACCTATGCTGGCGGTCTAAAATCTGGTTCTGTTACTTTGTCGCTTCACAACGACTACGCAGCAACTGCGCTAGATTCAGTCATCTACAACCTTTTCAACACAGTCGCAACAGTAACCATCTTCCCTGCTGGAACCCCTGCTGGAACTAGCCGTCCGAAGTATGAGTTTGCTGCCCTTGTGGACAATGTTGCCCCGGTAAGCGGAGCAGTCGGTGACCTAGCAGTCCAGAACCTAACTTGGACAATCACCGGTGCAGTTACTCGTGGCACCACAGCCTAAATAACTAAATAAAAAGAAAGGAAACCAAGATGAGAATGCAACTTGAAGTCGAGTTCCTAGATGGAACCAAAAAAGATGTCGCAGTAGTGATGTCTGACATGGTGAAGTTTGAGAGCGAATTTTCACTAAGCATTGCCAAGCTAGGGCAGGAGATGAAAGTAACTCACCTGCTCTGGCTTGCTTGGTCATCGCTATCAAGACAGAAGCAAGTAACTACCGACTTTGATAGTTGGGTGGAGACTGTTGCTGCCATTGGAGCGACTGACCCAAAAGCATCAAAGGGCTAGGAGATAGCTCAGCGCATTGGTATCTAGCTGGACTGGCTTATGAATACAAAATCAGCCCAGCAGAACTGATGAAGCTAGACGAGAGAATGCTCTGGACAATGGGCAGGTATCTAGTCTGGCGAGCGCAAGAGATGAACAAACAATAGAGACCGCCTGCAAGGGCGGTTTTCTATTAGGTAGAATTGACTAGAGGTGTGCGATGCTAAGACCAATGATTGAGCTAAATTCGGCTGATGTAAAGCTGATGCTAAAAAAGCTCAGAGACATCGAACCAGATGCGGTCAAGTTATACAAAAAAGAAATCCGCACAATCGCTAAACCTGTTTCTGACGAAATTCAGCGCCGTATTCCAGCTAACCCACCTCTCTCTGGTATGGGCTTTGCAGTTCGCCGAACCAGCCCAACAACAGGAAACATAAGTTATTACATAAACGAAGGTCGCTTGAACTGGCAGGGAACTGGCAAGCATGGTCAAGGATTACGCAATAAAGCCAAAGGCCCTAAGTCTGTTTCGGTATCTAGTGCAATTAGACCATCAGGTCGAAGCCTGACAACTCCAATCGCAAAGATTATTCTTCAGAGTCCTGCCGTCTCGATGGCAGACATGGCAGGTAGGAAAGGAAACGGAAGATCGGCAGGCGTTTCAAGACCTTACACTTATCGTACGAGAGATGGTTCTGTCGTAACCAGAAGACACCGCCTAGCAGGGCAGGGACAGAAGATGATTGAGCAACTGCGCTCTCAGTATGGTGGAGCTTCCCGATTTGGTTGGCCTGCCCTAGAGAAAAGGGTGGATGATGTTGCCCTACAAATTGACAAGGTTTTACAAAAGTATTTCGACAAGGCGTTTAGGAATAAGTAATGTCACAGGTAAGAGTAATCCTCAAATCCCTCTGGGATGACAAAGGTATCAAGAATGCCAATAAAGCCTTTGACGGCATTGGTAAATCCATTGCGAAAATTGGTGGATTAGTTGCCGGAGCTTTCTCAGTCAAGGCAATCGCTGACTTTACAAAAGCTGCCGCCGAGGATGCAAAGAGCCAAGCCCTACTAGCTGAACAGCTCCAAAATACAGTCGGTGCTAATGAGGAAATGATTGCCTCTGTTGAGGAGTCAATCAAGCAGATGCAGTTGTCGGCAGGCGTGGCTGACGATGTTCTAAGACCTGCCTTTGGACAGCTTGTTCGAGCTACTGGAGATGTCGCAACTTCACAGCGACTAATGAACATTGCCCTAGATGTTTCTGCCGCAACTGGTCGAGATGTCAATGCCGTAGCTATTGCTCTATCTCGTGCGTATCAGGGAAACACCACAGCCCTATCTCGTTTGGGTATCAAAGCCGAAGAAGGCGTGGATGTCTTTGCTCAGCTAGAAGAACAGTTCGCCGGGGCTGCTGAAACCGCCGCTCGCAACGATCCGTTCCAAAGACTGACAGTTATCTTTGGCGAGCTAGAAGAACAAATCGGTCAAATCTTCCTGCCTTATCTAAATCAGATTGCCGATTACTTTGCAAGTGCAGACTTCCAGACAGCCTTTACTCGCATGGGTGTCTCTATTGGCGAGGCAGTGAATCAGATTGACGGACTCTTTAGAACGCTCACAGGCTCTAATGCTCTAACCTTCTTTATCAACTTAGTAGATGCTGCCGCTGTCGGATTGGCGCAGATTGCTTTTGTCGCAGGTGACGCAGCTAAAACTCTAGGAATGATTTTCACTGGGGACTTTGCAGGGGCAGGCAGACAGTTCTCGACCTTCCTTACTCGCTACAACAAGTTCGTTCAAGACATCTATAAAGCGCAAGACGCTGCGACTAGGCGCTCAGCCGCTACTGGCAACAGCATCTTTAGTAGCACAATTCCTTCGCTTGGCGGAACTGGAGCTGGCGGTAGAGCTAGAAGTGGCCCAACAGCTTTCGAGCAGACACAGAAGATTATTCAGAACGCACAAAAGAAACTGCGTGAGGCGCAGGCTAAATACTCTGAGGCAATCGCCGCCGCTCGCTCTGCTTACGATAAGGCAATAGTCGAGGCGGAAAAGCTTTACCAAGAAACCTTGACCGAAGCAACCAAGCGCAGAGACGAGTCACTATCTGAGGCTCTGAAGGCTCACGCTAAAAATGTGGCAGGTATCCAGCGTGACTTTGCTCAGCGTCAGGCTGACATAATTCAGCAGAGTATTGACCGACTAAGAGATGCCTATTCCCAAGCAGTTCGAGCTAATGTCGCTGACCTGTTTGGAACTGAAGCTGTTGGCAAGTCAATAGACAAGCTGATTACTAACCTGCGTGACCGCCTAACCGCCTCTCGCACCCTTGTCGCAAACACCGCTCTATTAGCCTCTCAGGGCTTCTCTCAGACCTTCCTAGAGCAGATTGTGGGTTCAGGGCTAGAAACAGGCAACGAGCTGTCTAAAGCGATTTTAGAGGCTACTCCTGAGACCCAGAGAGAGCTTCAGTCACTATTTGGCGCTCTGGAGTCAGAGTCCGAAACAGGCATGGATTCCCTAGCCAAGACAATCTTTGACAAGACTGGTCTTGCAACTACCGAGCTAAAGAAACTCTTTGCTCAGACACAAACCGACCTAGTAGCAGCTCTAAAGCAGGCTCAGACTGATTACTCCGAGGCACAAGCTGAAATCCTAAAGTCTTTTGATGAGACTATGGCAGACGCTACAACTCGCCGAGACGAAGCCTTCGCTAAAGCATTGTCATCTATGAACGAGGCTTTGACAGAAGCTAAGGATCAGTATTTAGAAACAGTCCGAGCGATTAGGGAAGCCTTTGAGGAAGAAATCAAAAACCTAGAAGGCAAGCTAGGTGGACTAGGTGCAACAGTTAGACAGCTCTTGGCTCTACTCAACTCTCTAGGTGGCGCTGAAGTTTCAGCTCCTAAGATTTCTACCCTGCCAGCGTTCCCGACAGGCGGTGCAACAGTTATCCAAACTCTGCCTTCACCGACAAGGACAGCAGCAGCTCAAAATGTTATAAATGTCAATGTCAGGACTGACGCAACACAGTCCCCTGCGATGGTTGGCGCTCTTGTCTCTAAGACAATCAACAAATACACAGGTGGCGGTGGCGGTCTAAGGTTCGTGGCGCAGTAATGGCAACTCAGAAAGTAGAAATCGGATTCGACCTAACCGATGCCGGGACAGGGCCGTTCTTCCGTTTAGATGACCCGATTCAGGGTGTCCTAGATAACACCGAGTTCGTTTTAGGTGGAACGCTTTTCTACGATGTAACTGAGCTAGTAACCTCAATCGCAATCCGCAGAGGGAAGAACAGAGAGCTTGACCAATACGATCAGGGATTAGCAAATGTTGTCTTCAACAACAACCAGCGAACCTTCGACCCTGAATACACCCTTAGCCCTTACGCAGGGCAGATTATCCCTAAGCGCCAAATCAGAATCTCCTCAGATGGAGTGCTTCAGTTCTTTGGATTAGTGGATGACTGGAATCTTTCCTACGAACCTAATGGCGATTCGATAGCAGCAGCCGCTTGCTCTGATGCGACAGCCGCCTTTGCTAATCAGACACTCTTTACTAGAACTAATACAGTCCAGAAGTCAGGGGAAAGAGTAAATGAAATTCTTTCTTTACCTGAGATCGACTGGCCTCTATCACAGCGACAAATAGATACAGGGCAGATGACTCTAGGGGCAGACACTATCCCAGACAACACAAACGCTCTAGGTTACTTCCGACTAATCGAGCAGTCCGAACCCGGTTCGTTCTTTATCGGTAAAGACGGATCGGTTGTATTCAAAGACCGCACCGCAGCGCCTCTATCTAACGGCGTGGTTCTAGCCGATGACAACTCGGGAATCCCTTATCAGTCTTTGAGAGT